CCTCAGCCCAAGCCCGAGCGCGTGAACCTTGCCGCCCTCGCCAAGGCGTTGAGCGAAGTGCGGGACAGTGCGGGGTTCGTCGCCTGTTACAACCGCCATCGGATTACTGAGGAACACCCGGACTACGAGGCGGTCAAGAACATGTTCGGCAAGAAGCGCCGGGAAATCGAGGCCAAGGCCGAAGCCGAAGCCGGAACCCCGCCCGAATTCGTGCCGCTGGACGCCGTGATCGCCGCCTTTGAAGCGGCGGAAACCGTAACCGCGCTCAAGGAGGCGGCAACCCGGCTCGGCATCCCGGAAAACCACCCGGACAGTGGGGCCATCTACGCCGCCTACCGGGAACGGCTACGCAAGATCGAAGCGCAGGACAAGGAATGCGCCGCGTAACAACAGCCCCGCCCTGATAATCAGGCGGGGCTTTTCTTTCCCTCAGCAGGAGATTGTATGAGCAGCCTCAACAAGGTGATGATCATCGGAAGGCTCGGGCGCGATCCCGAGATGCGCTACACCCAGGCCGGAAAGCCCGTATGCAGCCTGAACGTGGCTACGGATGAGGGCTACACCAACGACCGGGGCGAAAAGGTCGACAAGACGGAATGGCACAAGGTCGTCTTCTGGGACCGGCAGGCCGAAACCTGTTCGCAGTACCTTGCCAAGGGGAGCCTCGTGTTCGTCGAGGGCAGGCTCTCCACCCGCAAGTATCAGGACCAGCAGGGGCAGGACCGCTACGTCACCGAGATTCAGGGGCAGCGCGTCCAGTTCCTCGACCGCAAGGCGGACGGCGACGGGCAACAGGGCCGACAGGGAGGCGGACGCCAGACACAAAGGCGGCACTCCGCCGACTATGAAGACCTCGGCCCCGCCTTCCCTTCCGAAGCCTCCGGCCTCGATGACGTGCCTTTTTAGGCAAAACCAATAGGATAGAATATGGCACAGACCGCAGAAATTCTGGAAGCCCTCCCGCCCGCGCAGGAGCAACCCGCCGGGCTCGCCCTGCTGGACCTGAACGTCACCGCGACGCCGTTGGTCATCACATGGGACAAGGACGCCGTATCCGCCCTGCTGGATGCCGTCCTCGCGCAGTATGCGGGGCTGGAGGTACAGGAAGCCGACGTGCCCGCCATCAAGAACGAAATGGCGGGGCTGAACAGGCTCAGGGAACGGATGGACAACGCCCGGAAGGACATCAAGCGGCGGATTGCCGGGCCGCTGGACGGGTTCGACGCCGAGGTCAAGGCGCTGATCGCCCGCATCGTGGATGCCCGCGCTGCGCTGGACACGCAGGTCAAGGACTTCGAGCGGCGCGACCGTGAAGGCCGACGCGCAGCCGTCCAGTGTGTCGTCGACAACATCAAGAGCTGTGAAGGCGTGCCGGAACTGGACATCCCCATCAACCCTTCATGGCTGAACAAGTCCACGCGGCAAGCCGAGATCCACGAGGACATCAAACGGATCATCGCCGCGTACAGGCGGGAGTGCGAAGAAACCCGCCGGATGGAACAGGCCAAAGCCGACCGCATCGCGCTGGTGGAGGCCACGGCAAAGGCTCAGGCGGAACAACACGGTTTCGCGCTTCCCCTGTCGAAGTTTGCGGCCTGCCTGACGCCGGACATTTCCGGAGAGGACGCCGCGGGCATCATCGGGCAGGTGTATGCGGCGGAAGCCAAGGCCCGCGAAGAGAGCAAGCCCGCCCACGTCGTCAAACCTGCGGAATCGCGCCCCGATTCGTTCATTGAGCAGGAGGAGGGCTTTCCCTTCGCCCCGCCCGTGAACGTGGCTTGTACCCTGACCCTCAGCGTCAAGTACGCGCCGAAGTACGAGGATACCGTACAGGAGGCCCTTGCCCTGCTCCGCACGGTCGGCCTGGTCACAGTTTTCTAACCCTCCGGCGCCCACCTCCCGCGCCGTCCCCATAGAGCCCGCCGGGGGGCATATGTACCCCGGCACAGTGCCAATTCGCCCGCATCACAGCGGGCTTTCTTTTTATCCAACCCAAAGGAGAAAGAGCCATGAGCAGCCCTCTCGACATGCGAACCATGAACAACGGCGGCGTGGTCGAAGCCGTCAACATCGCGCTTGCCAAGGTCGCGGACAACATCGCGGACGTGAATACGCCGCCGGACAAGCCCCGCACCGTCACCCTCAAGATCACCTTCAAGCCCGACGAGAGCCGGACGCTGATCGCATCCAAGGCGGTCGTGACGACCAACCTCCAGCCGCAGGAGCCGCAGACCATCCCGGTCGTGCTCGACAAGCTGGACGGCGCGCCCATGCTGTTCGAGTCCTTCACCGACAACCGCCCCGACCAGTACCGTTTTGACGGCATGTCCCCGGCGGAACTCAGGGGAGGCGGCAGCGCGACCGTGAACGTCACCCCGTTCAAGAAGGCTGAGGAACATCCCATCAACCAGTAACCGAAGGAAGAAAAACACATGGAAATCAACCGAATCGAAGCTGACAGGCACCTCATCGGCGTAGGCCGGGAACTCGAATCCCTTGACGGCAAGGCCAAGGCTACGCTTCCCGTTCACGTCACGGAAGACGGGTTGCGGTTCTACAAGCGTTACCCGGAAGGGGAATGGCAACGCCTCCATGACGCGGAACAGGACACGCTCAACGTGGGCACCTTGCAGGCCGTGGTGGACTACATCAACCAGAACCCAGACGGGCTGGAACTCGACAAGATCCTTGTCCACGTCTGCGATGTGACGACCGTGAGGGTCATGTCCATTCCTTTCGGGGGCTGGAAACAGCGCACCACATACATGCGGGCCGACGCCGTCATCCCTGCCCATCGTTTTGGAAGCTGGATCTCACCCGACGAGTTCGTCCCCTATCTCCAATCCTGCTTTGTCCCCTCGGACGATCTCGATGCACTCATCAAGATCAGCGGCAATATCGTGGACACCTCGGAAGTCCGCGTACAGGACGACGGCGTGTCGCAGGAAGTGTCCATCCGGCAGGGCGCGGCACGCAAGGCCGAAGTTCCCGTACCGTCCCCTGCGGTCGTCTTCCCGTTCAGCACCTTTGCGGAAGTCGCGCAGCCAGCGCACAAGGTCGTGTTCAGGCTCCAGTCCAGCCCGCTGGCCTGCAAGCTCATCGAATGCGACGGCGGCGCGTGGAAGCTGGAAGCCATCGCCAACATCCGCACATGGCTGATTGAAAACCTGCCCGAAGGCGTGAAGGTCATCGCGTAGCACCCCACGCCCCCGGTTTGGCTTCATCAGACTGGGGGCTTCACAGGAGAACTTGCCATGTCTTTCCAAGACGCCTATGAGCGGATACTTCAGTCCACGGGCCTGCGCACGCAAACGGATGTCGCCGCCATGCTCGGTGTGAAGCAGAGCAGCATCTCGGATGCGAAACGGCGCAACCACATCCCCGATTCTTGGATCATGACTCTTTTCAGCAAAAGAGGACTCAACCCTACATGGATCCGCACCGGCGAAGGCCCGCAGTATGTGGCGGGAACGGATACGCCCCCGACGCCTGTTTTGTCGGAACAGCAGGCGGCAGAGAGCCTTGAGTCGATACTCCGGGCGGCTCTGCTCGGCGTGGTTCCCGAGCTTGCCGACCAGCTCAGGCAAAAGATGAACCCATAACCTCAACACGCATCACACGGAACGGTAATGAACGACGCTGAAATCATGGAACTCGTTGATGAGGTCAGAAGGTGCGAACGCGCCGTGCAACAGGCGAAGAACGCTCTTGAAGTAGCCAAACGTGACGCCGCCGTCGCCGCCTGCCCCTACAAGGAAGGCGACATCGTATCCGGATGGGACCGCGACGGCACCAGTCCGGCAAAGGTCGATAAAATCCTCTTCACCCCCTCCTACCCCTACTACGACCTGCGCGTGCTCCCCATCACGGAAGGGGGCAAACCATCCCGACGGCACAGGTACGCCTACAACGTGCTGGATGTAACACCATACGAAGGCGACGAATGACCCCAAACGAAAGGCGGCTCACTTTGATGTGGGTCGCCTTTTTTCTTTAGGTGTTGTGGGCAACTGGCCCCGGAAGGGGGTGATGCCGATGAAGTGGCTAGGCGTCCGACCAGATACTTCTAAGCCGCCTACACGGCGGATAACTTTCAAAGGTAAAGGATGCGGTGACTGGTGCACTTCTAAGCCGCCTACACGGCGGATAACGTACAAGTAGAGGTGCATCCACGGTTCTTTCACTTCTAAGCCGCCTACACGGCGGATAACCGCCATGTTCCGCCGGGCGAGCTCGGCCTCAACTTCTAAGCCGCCTACACGGCGGATAACCGGAAAGAGGCGCAGGCCTGGATGCGGTTTGACTTCTAAGCCGCCTACACGGCGGATAACGCCTCCAGCTCCTGCACCAGCGCGAGACACTTCTTCTAAGCCGCCTACACGGCGGATAACGCCCTCTGCTGGCCCTCTGCTGGCCTCTTGTTCTTCTAAGCCGCCTACACGGCGGATAACCAGAGGCGGGCTATCGACGTTTCCCCGGAGGCCTTCTAAGCCGCCTACACGGCGGATAACTAGAGGCTTTTACAAAAGTATCTCTGCTTTTCAGTAGGTTACACC